GTAGCCCGTCGTCTCATCGAGCTGCGACCAGTCCGTCCAGCCTGTCCATGCCCCCCATTCACCGTTGAGGTTCTTCGTGCGCTTCCTCGACCGTATCAGGTAGGCGACGCCCGACATGGCGGCGATCTCGCTCGGGACCGACCATTGCGGGTATACCGTGAACGACAGCGAGTTCGCAGCGTTCTTAACGGTGTTCCCCGACACGCCCAGATCGAGTGGAGAGGCGATGCCGTAGTCCCTCGCGACCGTCGGGATGCACACCCACTTCTGCGTGTCCTTAGTCGTATCGGTCGCCGCCAGCTTGACCTTCGACGAGCCGTAATAGTAGGCGTCGGACACCGAGATGGCGAGGCCGTCGTGCGCCGTGCATTTGAACACCACCACGGGGCACTCCGTCCCGCCGACGGTCTCCGTGGACACCTGCTGCGGCGTCCAGTAGCGGTTCTCCGAGCCGCCTTCCCACTGCACGATGTCGGAGCCCGCGACGAACGGGTTGTCGGAAGTTGGCCACCAGACGACCGCGTACTTGAGGGATTCCATATTGCGGATGGACCATCCGGTCGAGTCATCCGTGAGGATCCACTTCTGGTCGTTCACATAGTAGAGCTCCTCGTAGAGTATGGCCTTGGCGCCGTTGACATGGGAACCCGATCCTATCGCCATGTTTTTTGTCAGGTCGCAAAGCGGCCTCAGTTCGTAGAGCTGGTTTGATGTGAGGCTAGCCGACATTCATGGCCTTCTTCCTGTTGACCTCGCCCATGAAGGAGAGGAACGCTTCGCGGATCGCCGGGTCGTCGTTGATGCGCGCCCCGTCGATTGAGATGTTGTAGACGGTGGACGAACCGCCGCCGATCATCGACGCGATTTCCTCCGCATATGGCTTGAGGTACCTGCGGTTCTCTATCGGCACGATGGACGTGGTGCCGTCCGCGTGCGTCTTGATCCACTCGCGCCCCGCCTCGCCGGCGATGTGGGCGACACCGAACGCATCGCGCCCGAGGTACGTCGGCCCGTCCGTGACGAACCCGCCTGATGCATGCAATTTGGCGAAGCCGCCCGCGGCTTTCCCGAAAAACCTCGCGTAGACCGATGCGATGTGGGTGGTCCCGATGGACGCCAGCTTGCCGGCGATGGAGTTCAGCTGATCGGATATCTGGTCGTTGAGCTTCACGGTCACGGTCTTGTCCGACGGTATCCTGTTCGCCGCATCCGTCACGTTGTCGAGTCCCCATACTGCGTACTCGCACCCGGGCGGGATGGCCCCCATGTTCTCGACGAGCCAGTTGAAGGCGTCCCCTGCCCCGTTTGCGAAATCGTCCGCCGCCTTGAACAGCGCATCCAGGGACCCTACTATCGCGTCGAGTATGCCGACAGCTACCGTACCCAATCCGACTATCGCGGACAGCAGGTTGCCGACGACTTCCGCAGCCGCCTCGCCGAGCGGGCCGGCGATGGGCTCCAACCTCGAGCACAGGTCGTTGAAATGAGCGGCAAGGTCACCCAAGAGCGGCGACATGTCGGAGAAGTGGCCCTGGATGCGCTCCATCATGCCGGCGAACGCCGTGCCCTGGCCCTGGAAGAACTCGCCGATCGGCCCGAAGAACTCGCTGGCGCCCTTCGCCGCCTGCTCCAAGCCTGGCGCGATCTTCTCGATGAATGGCGCGAACGTCTTCTCTGCCATCCCGCCGAGTGTATCGAACGCCTCGCGCAGGTTCTCGATTACCTCCAGGCCGCGCTCCCCGAACATCTTCTCGAGCGCAGGCGACAGCACGTCCGGCAGGCTCAGGAACACCTTCGCAATCGCGTCGGGTATCCCCTCGAGCATCCTGCCGATGAGCACGCCTATCCTCGGGAGTATGTTCTTCAGCGCGGCGCCCGCCGATTCGGCGAACCTGTCGAACAGAGCGCCCACATCGGCCTTCTCATCGAACAGCCCCGTCAGCAGGTTCTGCCATGCAGCCTTCGTCTGATTCACCGAACCGCTGATGGTAGATAAGGCCTCCTCCGAGGTCGTCCCGGCGATGCCCATCTGCTTTTGCATGACGTGAATCGCTTCGATGACGTCGTTGTAGTTGTCGATATCGAACTTGGTGCCCGCAAGCTCGGATGCGTCGGCAAGCAGACGCTCCATCTCGGATTTAGTGCCGCCGTAGCCGAGCTTGAGGTTGTCCAGCATCGTGTAGTTTTGCTTGGCGAAGCCCTGGTATGCGTTCTGGATGGACTCCATTGACGAGCCCATCTTGTTGGCGTTGTCCGCCATGTCGATAATCGCCATGTCCGCGATGCGGGCAGCCTCCTCAGTGTCCCCGCCGAGACCCTGCAGCAGCGATGCGCTGAAGCTCGTCACCTGTTCCATGTACTGGTTGGCGGACAGACCGGCTGTCGCGTACGCGTTGGCAGCGTACTCCTGCACCGTGGCGGAGCTGTCCTTGAACAGCGTGTCCACGCCTCCGACCAGCTGCTCATAGTCGGCGTAGCTCCCGAACGCCTCTCCGATTGACTGGCCGACCATAGTCGCTGCGCTCGTCAGCACATTCGACACGATATTGCCCCAGGCGACCGACCATCCCGAGAGTTTCCCGGATATGGCCGAGCCGATGCTGGATGCGCCGACCTCGACGCCCTGGCCGAAATCGCTGCCGACCTTGGCGCCCGCGGACTTGCCGTCCACCCCGCCGAGCTGCTTCGAGATGGTGGACGACAGCTGGCCGTCGAACGTCGGTATGAGCTTGACGTATGCCGTCGCTATAGCTCCAGGCACGGTTCACCTCCGTTGGTTGCATTGATGCGCGCCCGCAAATCAGCGAGCGCGGCCTTGTAGCCCTCGCCGTCCGGCGATTCGGGTTCTGCGTTCCTTGCTTCGGGCGGCAGCAGCAGCTCAGGGAAGTTCTTCCCCTCGCGCCCATCCTCCGTCCTCATCCACTTGATGACGCGCAGTGCGTTCAGCTGCTCTGCTGCGATGCGCACGGGCAGTGTCCACAAGGGCTCTTCGGCTCTCTCGGGCCCGAGGAGCGCCCGTATCGTCCTCGATTCGATGGGGAGCTGTGCACACAGGCAGGCGGCATGGGCAAGCGAGTACGACTCCCCCATGCCGTCGATGTTGAGCCCGTAGTACTGCTGGAAATCCGCCCTCAGCTCGGACGGAGCCGCATTCCACGCCTGGGCGAGCGCAATCAGTTTTTTAGTGCTTCGACCTGGTTGCTCGCCTCGTCGAGGAACTTGCGGACATCCGTGATCTTGAGCTTGCCGTCCTCGCCGCGGAGGGCGTCCTTGATCGTTCTCCAGTATTCGTCGCCGAAGAACGCATTGCCGACCGCTTCGATCGCCTTGAAGCTGGATACGCCGTGCTCCGAGATGGTCTCGAACAGGTCGTAATCGTCCAGGGCGTCGGGATCGGCCTCGGCGCTCACGCCCAGTGCCGTGACGGTCACGAGGCGGCTCTTCTTCTCGGCCATGGCCTACGCCCCCGTCGAGCCGGTCTCGGCGAAGTACTCGCGGACCGTGAAGCCTGCGGTCGAATCGTAATTGAACGTGTACGTGCACGGGTAGCCTAGCATGTTGCCGGGTGCCTGGGTCAGGTCGTCCACGCTCGTCACCTTGCCGCTCGGGCAGACCGTGCGCTTGATCATGCTGTCGCCGATGATCGCATCGAATACGTACACGTACGCCGTATGGTCGCCGTCGCGGTCGGAATAGAAGCTGGACGATGTTCCCGTCGCGTTGCCGTTGTACTCCTCGAGTACCGTCGGGCTCGTCTCGACGTACGTGATCTTGGCGGTCTCGGTGCGCTCCGTCGAGATCGTGCAGATGACCTTGTCGGCGTAATCCCTCTGCGTGCTCGTGTTCTCCGAGCGGCTGAACACGATGCCGTCGGACGAGATCAGGCCGATCTCTTGGAACGCGGAGCCGAGCGTCGCGCTCGCGCTGGTAGGCAAGGCCGTGCCGATGGGCGCGCGGAAGGCGTACCCGCCAGCGGATGGGCCCTTCGCCACTCCGATATGTTTGGTCATGTTTCCTCCTTAGATGTTGTCCTCGGGCACGTCGGCACTCACGACCGTGTAGACGAGCCTGTAGAGGCCCTCCATGCCCTCGACTGTGTGTGAAAGGTTCCGCATGGACTCCTTGTCCACGCGGCAGATGCGCGGCTGCGCAACGAGCGACTCCATCGCCCCGTCCACCGCTATCGCGAGCTCCGATGCAGCGTAGCGCGTGGCTGCGATGCAGTCGACCGTTACGGTCGCGCCGTCGACGTAATCCGAATGGGTGCCTCCCGTGCGGTCGACGATGCAGTATGCGGTCGGCGCATCCCTCGGGACGTCCGCATAGCACGCGAAGCCGTTCGCGTTCAGATGGGCGATTATCGCCGCCTCTACGTTGGTCCTCATCGCTACCACCCGCATCCCTTCAGCAGCGTGTTGTGCGCCGCGTCCTCATATGCGACCGCAAGGCCGTCGCGGCCGAGATGCCGCATGTAGACCTTGCCGACTGCGGTGTACCTTCCGTGGTCGACCGACGCTCCGTACGCATCCGCATGCATAGGCGAGTGCCATTCGACGAGGCCGTTGCACCTCGCGGCGGCGGCATCGCACTCCTCCTGCAGGATCCCGACGATCCCGTCCGAGTTGAGCAGCGACCGTACCTCGCCGATGTTTATCTTGACCTGCGTCATCCGACCACCCGCCTCACGTGGACGGGCCTATTGTGCGCCCCAGGCGTGAGCCTGGGATCGTACGGCAGCGGGTCGCCCAGGACCTTGAAGGTGTCGGACCACGGCGCGGGCAGCACGACGCTGCACCCCCTGAGCGAACCGTGGAACGCCTTCGGGAAGTGCAGCGTCAGGTCGCATGCGGCCCCGTACTGGCGCGTGGTCTGCTCGAGCTCCTGGTCGGTCGGCCTGTCCACCAGCACGTTGGCGACGGCGACCTCGCCGGGAACGCCCGGCACGGGCGCGCCGAACGGGTCGTATGCGGTCTCGCCGGTGACGCCCGTCTCGGCGTCTGTCGGCAAGAGCACGGTCACTGCGATGCCCTTCAGCCCGAAGCCCATGCTAATCGCCCCCGTATGGCGAGAGCACGCATGCGCGCCCGACGCCTATGCCGAGCCGTGTCTTCTCGGAGCCAGTCAGGAACAGGTCGGAGTAGCCCGCCGACCCGAACGAGAACCCGCGAGAGTACGAGCCTCCGGTCATGTTGACCTGCGTGGCCCCGCACGGAATGGAGATGTCGTCATCGCCATCGTCCCCGATGGCACGGTGGGCGACGTCCCTGCAGACGCTCATGAGCGTGTACTCGAAGTCCTCGGAGGGATCCGACCAGTCGACTGCCCCCGCCATCTCGCCGCGCATGACGTCGGAGGCATCCGCGAGCCATATCGACAGCTCCGCGTCGGTCAGCGATGTCGCGTACTTCGCCTTGTACTGCGCGACTGTTGCGAACGCCTCCATGCAATCACCCCTTAGCCTTCGCCGCGCGCTTTCGCGTCGGCAGCTTCCTCACGAAGCCCTTCTCCACGAGCCCGTTCACGCGCACGGCGGTGCCCTCGAAAACATCGCCTACCTTGTAGGTGTTCTCGGGGACGTTGCCGAGCCCGGTCGTGAGGTCGAAGAAGGGCCTGATGACCTCGGCCCTCATGGCTATGCGCCAGTCGCGCCGGTCTCGGCCGTCTCGCCGACGTAGAAGATCAGGTCGGGCATGACGGCCTTGGTGCCGTAGCTGTAGAACAGGCCGAATGCGATGGCGTTGGACAGCTCGATCTTGGATGCGGGCAGGACGGTCGGCAGCACGGGCTGCGCGATGGAGCCCTCGCACATCACGATTGCGTCGATGCCGGACGGCATGTAGGTGGACGAGTAGACGCGCACGCCGTGGAAGCGGCCGAAGGTCGCGGCGCGGGCCTCGCCCTCCTCGACCTTGTCGAAGTAGGTGCGCAGCTGGCCGTACAGGGCGGGCGTGAGGATGACCGCGATCATGTCGCGCTCGACGCCGTCCACGAAGTCGTTCTTGACGACCTCGACCTTCTGGATGAGCTCCTCGGCCTTGGCCTCGATAGTCACAGCCGTGAAGGCCATCTGCGTGCCGGCGGCCGTCGCCTGCGCAAAGAACGCGCGCTCGAGCTCGCGGCCCATGGTCTTCTCGTTCTGGGAGACCTTGCGGTCTACCATGTCGGCTACGCCGTACAGCGAGACGTCCTTCTGCTCGACCTCGTTGATGATCTCCTTGTCGACATCGATGTTGACTGTCACGGGGCGCGCCACGACCTTGTCGCCCGCATGGTTGCCACGGGCGGTGCCGTACGCCTTGGACTGCGTGTTCGTGAAACGCTTGGCCTCGAGCGAGCCCGCGCCGGGCGTGCCGGACAGGTCGGTGTTCTTCAGCTGGGAGCTGATGAGGTTCTTCTGGATGTTCGCGATGACCGCGCCGTAGCGTTCGGCCAACTTGTCCTGGCTCGAGTTCTCGAGCAGGATACTGAGTGAATCGGTTCGTGCCATTTGTTCTCCTTAGATCACTGTGGGTATCTCTTTCCTGGAGGACTCCTGGGCCTTCGGCTCGCCGTTGTCGTGCAGGTCGCCGTACTTCGGGGCGGCCGCCATCTGCTCCGCGAGGAACTTCGCGTTCTCCTCGACGTCCCCGCTCATGCGGGAGAGCAGCGCGGCGTCCACCTTGTGCTCGGCAGCGGCCTTCGCCACCGCCTCGGCGCGTGCCTTCTCGGCCTTGAAGCCCTCGACCTCGGCTTTGAGCCTGTCCCTCTCCTCCACCGCCTTCTGCAGCTCGCTCTTCTGCGCTTCCGCGGCCTCGTCGTATGCCTTGGCCTTCTGCGCGAGCTCGTCGTAGTCGGCGTATTTCGCGCGCTCCCTCTTCAGACGGTCGCCGATGATGGCGTCCACTTCCGCCTGCGTGAAGATGCGCTCCGCAGATGAGCCCTGCGTGGCTTCGTCCACCGTGCTGGTGTTCTCGGGCATGTCTCGCCCCTTTCCCGCGCCCATAGCGCGTAGTCGGTGCGGCGTCTCCCCCGCCGCAGTGGGTAGATGAAAAAAGCGCCCCGGAGGACGCTTGATTCCGTAGTAAATAAGTTGCTTTACTTACAGGTTCTCGACGTGCCTGAAGTAGTGGCCGCAGGCGACCCTCGTGTCGCCGTAGGGCGTCATGCCCGCATCCCTCAGCTTCTTGCAGAAGAAGAGATCCTCGGACAGCACGCCGATCCTGTTCTCGTAGACCAGGAACTGGAACCACGGGAACGCCGTGCGCTCGACCGCGTCCCGGCGTATGAGCGCGCAGCCCATCCCGCCGCCTCGGATCTGCACCTTGTACTGGCCGGCATCGCGCAGCGCCTTGAGTTCCTCGCCCGTGAACTGTTCGTGATAGCTCGGCGGCTTGCACAAGCACGTCAGCCCCTTGCCCTTCGGCGGCGCGAAGCTGCCCTGGTGGGCGTACCAGCCGAGCACGAGCGGCTCATGCCATTCCATGAGGTTGGTCAGCGCATCCTGCGGGAGCACCACGTCGCTGTCCACCATCAGGCAGTAGTCGAAGCCGCGCCCCAGCATCTCGTCGATTATGTTGTTGCGCGCGGCCGCGCAGTCGTAGCCGCTGAACGCCTTGTATTGCAGATCGCAATCGCCCCAGTCCAGGTTCGCCGCGCTCTCGAAGGTCTGCGCCTTCACCGAGCCGTCGAACGTCGGGACGGCCACCAATACCCTCATGCCATGCTCCTTATCAGCTCGCAGACGCGTTCCGTGCTGCGCCCGTCGCACATGTCGGCGGCCCCGTCGCGGAGCTCGACCTCGCGCCCGCATATGCCCTCGGCCGCAGCTGACGCCAGCATCTCGACCATTCGGCGCTCGTTGCCCGCCAATTCGAGCCAGCGCGCCGCGTAGCCCTGCGGGTAGCCGTAGTACATGCCGCGGTGCCGCAGATAGCCTTCCGCGCCGTCCGTGCCGAGCACGACGGGCTTGCCAGCCAGGAACGCGTCCCACGACACGCTGCTAAAATCCGTGAGCACCGCGTCGCAGTCCATCAGGTACGGCAGCGTCGGCTCCTGCGGGTCGAGCTCGATGATGTGCTCGTAGCTGCCGTGGACAAACGGCCCCTCGGTGAAATAGTGCCTCTTCACCGCAAATACCGCGTTATCGCCCAACATCGAGTCCACAACATCCCAGCGGATGCGCGGCAATGGCGCGTTCTCGTAGCCTGCGCGGAACGTCGGCAGGTACAGGAAGGCACGGCGGTAGCCGGCCAGGACGGTCCCCCCGTCGCCCTTCCCCGAGCCGACGAGCACATCGGTCCTTGGCATGCCAAGCGGCAGCACGCGCTCGACAGGGACACCGGTCTGGCCCGCGAGCATCACGCATTCCCTATGGGACGGACAGACAGCGTAGTCTATCTGGCCGCGCACGCGTTCGTCCACGTACTTGATCGGCTGGTCGAACCCGTACAGCTTGCCGCCGGGGATGCCGTGGCCGATGAACACGACCTTGCAATCCCCCTTGTCGGGCATGTACGGAGGCATCGTGTCTATGACGACCAGCCTGCATCCGAGGCTCGGTGCGGCCTTGTAGAGGTCCCATCCTTGAGAGAACTCCTTGTCTCCGTCGTACGCTGCGTACACCGCGTGCAGGTTCTCGGCGCGCTCGAGCGCGTTCTCCGAGACGAACAGCACCCGTCCCATCACTTGCCCCTATGAAGCGCGATGATCTCGTCCCAGGACCTGTCGCGGTACAGCTTCAGGTACTCGCGACGCGGCAGGTTCGGGTTCGTGAGCCAGTCCATGTAGCCGACGTAGTGCTGGATGGCGGGGTCGTCGGTGTAACCGCACGCCCTGTTCTCGTTGTAGCGCATCGGCAGGTCTGCGGCCTTGCCGTTCATCGCGCCGACGTAGTTGAGCGCGTCCTGCTCGACGCAGTTCGCCTTGCGCGTGTTGATGAAGCTGACGAGCTGCGCCTGGGCGCCGTCCTCCCGCATCTGCGCGAGGTTGAACAGGCACACGCCGACGTTATGGTAATGCCCGCTATGGTACGGGTCGTACCCGCTGAGTATCTCGGGCACGGCCGCGAACCACTTGCCGTCCATGGGCGTGTCCCAGATGGCGTCCACGTCGTCTAGGACGACCGTGTCGGCGTCCAGCTGCAGCACGATGTCCACGTCGGGCAGCAGGTTCGGGTAGCATATGCGCACCATCGCGAACTTCGTGAAGTGGCTCTTGGCGTTCGGGCCCGTGTTCGGGAACGTGGCCTCCGCGTACTCCTTGACGTTCATGAAATCGCAGAAGCCCGGCATATCGAACGGGAAGTCGTCGTCCTCGATGAGGAAGTGGATGCGGTCGACCGAGCTGTTCGCGTAGAGCGACTTCGCCGACCACACCATGGCCTCGTAGAGGTTGCGGGTACCTGCGTAGACTGCGTGCCTCTCCATGTCCACCTCCTGATAACGGAAAGCGCCCCGGAGGGCGCTCTCGGATGTTTTCGCTCTTTACGCGAAGAAGCCGCCCGAAGGCGGCTGGCTAATCGCGGTCTGCAGCGAGCCTCGCCGGGAATTCGTAGTTGAACACCAGCAGCATCTCGCAAAAATCAAGCAAAAGCTGTGCCTCGTCTTCCGCCATCGACCTGATCTCATGCGCGGCCTCGTTACCGAGCGACCTTATCCGCTCGAGCCATTCGTCGCCCCCAGGGGGAGCATAATGGTTCTCTACGAGGTAGCCCACGTACTCGACGAATCGCATCCCCTCGTCCGCCCCTTTATCCACCGCCAGGCTCATGAGGATCTTGCGGCATGCGAGCACGGCTGGAGTGTATGCGCAGTACTGCATGCAGCGCCTGATCTCACCGTAGAGGACTGCTACGTCCTTCGGTAATGCCATTACGTCTCGGCCTTTTGCGGGACCGGGGTACTGGCCGATTCCGTCATGTTCAAGGACAAACGCCGTAGGATTCTCGCAGTAAGGGCAGATGTAAATCGCCCTCGATGAGTCGAAGGGGTCTTCACGCTTGAACCCAACACTGCCGCCTACGCCTTTGCCGCAGTAGCCGCAAGTCCAATTTGTTTGACGCAAATCGTCGCTCGTTCGGTACCAACCAAGCGACATATAGCCTCCTAATGCGATGCTACCGCCCGAGGGCGGCTGGGTTGCTAGGCAATCCTCTTGCGTACTTCCTCGAGGAAGTCATCACAGAGCTTCATGTCATGTTTCTCGAAGTTGTAGATATCACTCCGAGTCCAAAAAAGATCATCAAGCTCAACGGCATTGTTCGGCATCATCTTAATAATCGTGTTGTTCTTCCAGTCTTCGACATAGCCTTCGCAATACGCTGTTGGAGCATACGATTGCATAAAATGCAAAACCTGATGCTTGTCGGGAATAGATACGCCAAACACGTTCCTTGTACCTTTTCTCGATGCACATTTCCACATCAGAAGACCTCAAAATCCTTATCTTCTGGAGTTCCAAAATAGAACTCGCCATTCGGTTTAATCACTGTCACATCTGGTGCCGCTTTTACCTTCACATGCATTATAGCAGCCAATTGAGCTGCAAAACAGTCCCCATTCTCGTCTGCCTCACCTGTATGACATGCGAAAAGCCTGATAGCCTCCCCATGGTAATCGTTTCTTTGCGAAAGAATGTATGCCAGTTCCTTGGCATCTATTTCGGAGCCAAAACAACTAATCGCGTAGACGGAACCGTGCGCATGTATGTCGTAATAGTTCTCTTCATGTTTGATCTGCCGGATATTCGCGATGAGCGTCTCGTTTCCTCTCGGCGAGATAAACACCGGGTTTACGCAATTGATTGCCATATTAACATCTCTGGTGCGTTGCTGGCGCTCCTCGCTTTTCCAACGCCCATGGTTAAGCGATGCCTCTTCTGTTTGAGATTCGTATTTCTCCGAATGCTTCCACATGTCGTAGTACAGGTCGGGGTCGTAGCCATCGAGCTCCATCCCCGGATAGCCTGGCACGATTCGGCAGTCGCAATGCCGGTGGAACTTGTCGAACTCACCGGCGGACTCCTCGGTCAGGTACACGAAGCCGCGCGATGCGAGCATCATGCAGAAGCTGCACGTCGTCGCACCCTGCGGCACCCTCGCGAAAGTGACGCCGTGGGTGCGCGACCCGCTGCGCCTCGAGCGCCTGTTGCCCCTGTCCTGCACCTTGGCCGTCTCTACCATCGTGGCGTTCGCTCCGCGCTCGGCGTAAAACCTCGCGGCATCGGCCATCTCCTTGACGAAACCATCGACGTCGCCGTCCACGAGTTTCTGCGCGTGATAATGCGCCGTCTTCTCGATAGACTCCGCATCGGGCTCGTAGTACCATCCGCCGACATCCGGCGGCTTGGCCCCGAACTCCCGCGCTATCTCGTCCTGCAACTCGAGCGCGGCCTGCGAGCACGCGTTGCCGTACAGCTCCCCCGCGGATTGCAGCAGCTCGATGGCGAACTCGCGGATTTCCTCGACACTCGCGTCGGGATTCTCGGCGATGAACTCGTTCAGGGCCGCCCTGACGGTTCTCTCCGCCGCGCCGCCCTGGAGCTTCACCGCGCGGTTATACACCCGAGTCAGCGACGCCGGTATCCTCCGCGCCATCGTCCACCTCCGCGAAGCGTTGCAGCATCAGCATGCCCTGGTTGCGCCTCTTCTGCGCCTTCACGCGCGCGATCGTCGCCTGGTCGAACCCGACCATCTCGTAGAACACATCGGTGCCCGCGAAACCCTCGTCCACGCTCGCGATCTTCATCGCCGCGTCGGTCCTGGCCGCTATCGACGGCATCGCCGGGTTCTCGAACTTAGCCATGACGCCCTTCTGGGCATCCGAGAGCCGGTCGGTCGTCGTGTTCGACTCCACCGCCATGCACATCAGCGCTACGTTGCGCATCGAGCCCTGCAGAAGCGAGATCGCGTCCTCGGCCTCCTCGGTGAGGTCCTTGCGGCTCTCCGCGATGGCCTCGGCGCTGTCGGGGTTGTCCTTGCGCAGACCCAGCGAGTTGAGCGGCACGCCCGTCTCCCCGCTGAACAGCTCCGCGTCGTTCTCCAGGCGCCGGATCAGCGCCTCGGGGCTGTTGCTCGGCAGCTGCACGAGCTGCGGCACCTGGCCCTTGTTCGAGGTCGCCAGCAGCATCGGGTTGAGGTACGTGCCCCACCTCGACTCCGCCAGCTTGTCGTACATCGCGTCCGACAGCCCCAGGATGGCGCGCAGCGGCACGGAGTAGAACGCGGTGGACAGCACCATCGCGAGCCTCACGCGCAGCACGTCGTCCACCAAATCGATGACGGGCTTGCTTATGCGCGAGCTCCCCATCGGCTTGGTATCCGTCGGGGCGTATACGAACGGCTCCATCATCGGGCGGTCGTCCGGTGTCGGTATGCGCTCGGCGTGCCAGACCTCGCGGTCGTCGCGCACGATCGCCACGCGGTCGCCCGGCATAATGAGGTTCACCTGCGTCGCCGCGTACTCGCCGTCCATCCACGGGATGCGCCTGGCATCCGCGATGGCGAAGCCGTAGGCGATGCGCTCGCGGCCGACGTCCATGACCGCCGCGGCGCTGTCCGCGCTGTGGAAGCGCACCCTGGCATGCCCGCCGACGGTGTTCACGGTCGCGAACATGCAGCCCTTCTTGAACATGCCGACCCTGTTGCGGCTGAACGCGGCGTTGAAGCAGCTCTCCTCGAGGGCGCGCACGAGCCCCGCGTCGGGCTCGCCGTCCTCGAACACGAATCCGTCGAAGCGTACGAGCGACGAGAGGGAGTCGACCGCCTTGCCCGCCCATCCGCACGACAGCGCGACGTGGATGTCCGCATCGTTCGGCAGGATGTCCACGCCGATGTCCTTGACCATCACGTCGCCCTCGTAGTAGTCCTCCAGCTTGCGGTTGCGGCTGCGCGTCCTCGCGTAGACGTCCAGCAGCTCCTCGAGGGCGGACCTCTCCTCCGAGGTCAGCCCCTTCGCATCGAGTATCCCCGTTAACCTCATCCAATCCTCAGTTCCTGACGCGGATCCCGCCTGATGCTCAGGGCGCACCAGTAGGCCAGGGCGCACGCCTCCGCGAGAGTAGCGTCCGCCTTGTCATTCGACTGGAAGCCGAAGCCCCCGTCGTTCCCTATCTTCCTGTAGCCTGATAGCGTCGCGCTGTCCGCCAGGGCGGGCTGCCCCGCATGGCAGACGGCATGCTCGCGCGTGGCGTCCACGAACGCCGTGTTCGCGGCTATCACGTCGGCGGTGGACGGCCTGACGATGAGGTCCGCATCCACCCTCGCCTCTATCAGCTTATCGACGAGCGTCTGCGCGTTGCTCTTGCCGTCGATCACGATGGCATCCACCTTGTCCTGGCGGTCGGAAAGCCACCTGGCGAACCAGGACACGCCATGCCGCATCGAGCGGTTGGCGGCGACCTCCACGAACAAGGGCTCGGAGTCCACGCATACGGCTATGGAGCCGACCATGCCGTCCGGGCTGAACTTGACCGCGTATGCGATCGGCTCGCCGTCCGGAGACCCGTCGACTTTGCACGCAGCCCAATCCTGCTCGGAGATCGGATGCAGCACCGCAGCCTGCACGTCCCACCAGCCGAGCCTCTCGCGGGCGAACCCGTCGCGGCTCATGGTGTCGTGCTCGTCGCGCACGGTCTCCTCGCTCATGCGCCTGCCCATCGCCGGGTTACACGCGTACCAGAGGTCAACGTCGTCGATGTCCACATCGTCGATGGAGGCGCCGACGGCACCCCATTCGAGCCACCAGGTAGACGAGACCCCCGCATGGGCTTTGTCATGCATCTCGCGGAATACCGTGCCCTGGCACTCGGGTCCCGGCACCGTTCCGATGTAGATCTTCTGCGGGTCGCTTTCGCCCTCGTCGATCTCCCCCGCCGCGGAGACGGTCGGCAGGATCGCGTCCTGCTGAGACGACGTGAGCTCCTGCGCCTCGTCGAAGACCACTACCTGGTACGTGCCTCCGCGCCCGCCGCTGTTCGTGCGGGTCTGGAACTCGATGCACGCGCCGTTCTTGAAGTAGATCCCCTCGTATCCGCCAGCCTTGTAGATGTAGTCGACCTCGTCTCGGAAATCCTCGTGCGCCTCGATGAAATCGCAGATCTCCTTGAACATCTTGCGCACGGTGCGCCCATGGTGCGCGCTGTACAGCACGCTTTTGCCTTCGACGCATGACATCCAGGTTGCATAGTCGCGGACGGCGAAGCTCTTGCCGTTCTGGCGCGGCTTGGTGATGCCTATGGTCTTCGCGGCGAACGACCCGTCCGCATTCCTGGCGAAGAACACGTCCATATCGAGCTTCTGCGAGCCGTAGTACCTTCGCCCGTATGCCTCGAACATCTCGACGGCATCGCTGCCGCGCGTGTACGCCCACTCGCCTACCCGCTTGAACGTCGGTTCCTGGCCGCCGATCCTACGCACCGCGCTTCGCCTTCTCGAGCGGCGACTCCTTCTTCGGCTTCGGAAGCAATTCGATCTCGCCCATGACTTCCATGAGCCGTTTGGACAGCGCCGCCACGTCGCGCCCGCTCTCGCAGCCCTGGATGCTCTCCGCGATCTTGTCGCGCAGGGCCTCCAGCGTCTCGCGCCTGTTGCCACTTTTCGCGGCATTCACAAGGTCAGCCACGTCCAGACCTCCTTTTGAACCGTGGAAAGAACCGGAGCCCCATATAGGGCTGCGGAAAAACACGTCTGTCTAAATCGGCTCTATGCCGCGGGGGGCGCCTTGTGCCGAGGGGAGGGGGTGGGGCCACCCATCCATCACCAATCGCGCGACATCGGCAGCGCGCCTCGCGATGCGCCGCGGCCCTTCGTCCGGCCGCTTGCCGCCCCGGAGGCACCCGCACCCTTCCGCTCGTTGCATACCCGGTGGGCAGGTTGCACGTTGGACGGATCAGTCGGAGACCCCCCTAGGGATACGGGCACTATCTCGTCGAGCTCGTAGCCCATGGGATGCCCAGGCGGAAGCGAGTAGTCGATCGGCTTGCCGCACAGCGCGCAAGGCAAACCGAGCGATGCGACGCGTGCGCGCAGCCGGCGCCGTCTATGTCCGTTCTTGCTCCGAGGGTTCCCCTTGGGCTTGTCCGGGGAGCAGCGGGCTTCCCCGTTCCCCCCGCCGCCCGGCATCCCGCTGCAGGCCCTCACAGCCGCACCCGCCTTCTGTTGTCGAAGCACTCGCGCACGCCGTCGTACCTGTCGGCGCGCACGATGATGCCGGGCCTCGCCGCCTCGGGCACCGGAACGCCCAGCGCCCGGAGCATCGCGCGGCTCATGGCGGTGTCGTAGCGCAGGGCGATGCGCAGCAGCTGCTCGCGCTCCATGTCCACCGCCTCCTAGCAATGGAAGAGCCGCCCCGGAGGACGGCTGCTGTTTGATTCTTATTGCAGCATACATGATACAGAAAACCGAGCGGGGGTTTTCGGGGGAGTTTTGTTTTGCCTGGTCAAAGCATATTTTTAATTGTGTAACGATTGTGAAGAATAGTGCTAGCCCTTTACATAATACAGTGCTAGCAGTATTATATACATGTCGAAAGGAAAGGAGGTGAGAAATGAAAAGACTGAAGGTTGAGCTAACAATCGGCAAGGTTACGGTCTGGGTAGTCTTCCGAATCGGTTAGCAAAAAGGGTTCCCGCTCCAAGCGGGGCGGGGCCCGCCTTCAGATTTCTCACCTCCACGAGGAAAGGATACAGCATGACCACCGATGCGCAGAAGCGCGCAAACGCGAAATACCACAAAGAAAAGATGAAGCAGCTCGCCATCCGCTTCTCCCCCAACGAGATGGACATGCTCGAGTTCATCAAGTCGCACGACAACATCGCCGGCTACATCAAGGGGCTCGTGCGCGAGGACATGGCTAGATCGCTCGATGGATAGGGTCGCGCCACCCGTGCGGTATGTACGGGTAGAGCGCGGCCAGCGCGTCGTCGTGCAGCTCCTTGCGGACGTAATCCTCGGCATGGTGCATCCTGGCAGCCACATCCGCCCACGGCATGCCCTGCACGTAGCGGAACGACAGGAGCTCGGCGTATACTGCATCCACATTCCTGAGCGCCACGTGCGCAGTGTGCTGCTCGTCCAGGAACTCGCCAAGCTCGGCCTCGTACTCCGCCATGATGCTCTCGATGCGGGCGAGCGCGTTCGGGATAGCGTCCGTGCTCGGCGACGACTTGACGTACGGCTTCGAGTAGTCGATGCCGTGCAAGCCAGCTGCCATATCCCGCAGCTCGTCCATCTCCGCTTCCAGCATGCGAACCGAATGGTTCAGCGACCTGATGTGCTGCATATAACGTTTCGACTTCTCGACGATGTAGCTTCTGTAATCCTCGTCCATGCTATCCTTCCGCCGCAGCCCTCAGACGCTCCGCAGCCGATGCCAGCCGCGCGAGCGTCCTGTACTCGCATGCGCCCTTGGCGCCCAGGCTGTAGATGGTGCCGATCGGGATGCCGCTCTCCTTGGCGACCCTGTACGGCGTGACCCCGTGGTCGTACAGCCAGGACAGCGCGCGGTTGAGCGACGATGCGTCTACGAGCTGCCCGGGCTTCGGAGAGCGCGGGTCGCCGCACGCCATGATCGCCTCGTAGTTCTTCCTGGACATCCTGTGGCTCGCATGCGGATGGCCGTCCGAGAAACGCTTGGCGTTCGGATGCTCGCCGGTCATCAGCGTGCGCATCGCTGTCCTGCCGATGCCCGTAGCCCTGCAGATCTCGCGCTTCGTTACCCCGCTGTCGAGCCATCCCTGCACACGCTTCCTGGCCCTGGCCGTGGACATGCGCCCGACCATCGCGGTTTTGCGGCTGCCCTTGGGCCTCCTCGCCTGCTCTGCCGCATAATCGGCGTTCGCCACCCGGCACATGTAGCAGCGGCAGCCCATGACGTAACGTCCGCGGGATGGATGGCCGCAGGTGATCAGACCCTCGTTCATCGTCTTGCTCCCATGGCCCATCTACATCACCCACCAATCTGCACTGTAGCCTGTGGCCTTTACCAACTGCCGCAAGCTGTACATAGACGGCTCACTCCTGCCGCAAACCCATTGGCGAACCGTAGAGTACGGTACGCCCATCTTGCGGGAAAGAACCGAGGGCTTCGTGTTCGTCGCATAGAGATACGCCTTCAGCTTCGCGGTAAACGTTAAATCAGCCATTCAACCTCCGATTACCTTCGCGCCGCAGTTGGGGCAGTAGTTCCACCCGTTTCCCTCTCCTGTGTCGTTCGCTTCGCTGTGGTAATGGACAAACCCGCACTCGCTGCACAGGAAGTCTAGATAAGCAGGCGCATTGTTCTCGCACGTCCGCTCTGCGCGTGTGTTCCATGCTGCAATTGCTTCGGCTTCGGTTAGATAATCCCTTGTCTGCGGTTTGCACTCGCAATCGTAATTGGAGCACCATGCAAAGAACCCGTCGCGTTCGTTAGTATCAATGTCGTATGTCGGCTGCACTAATGCTTCGTAACCGCAGAACGGGCATGGTAGCAACTCGTTCATCGCAGAGCCTCCTTCGCACGGCTCAACTTCCCCCAAAGCTCGCGGTTCTCTGCTGCAAGCCGCCTGATTTCGTTCTTGTAGCTTTCGAGCAATTCCCGCCAAGCGCCCTCTGGGTTATCCGCGATCGACTTGAGTTCCTTTTCTTTCTCGCGGAACCGCTCTTCCTTGCGCTCAAAGGCACGTTTCGCCTGCGCGTTGTTGTTCAGCTCGACTTTGAGCAAACCGTGGATTCGCTTCGCTTCGTACTCTGCGGCACGCCTTGCGACGATCTCCTCTTCAAGCTTGTTTTCGAGGTCGGCTATTCTCCGCTCGTACTCCTCTGATGTCATTTGCTGACCTCGCTTCTTATCTCCTTTGCTTCGTTCATCTGATCGATCTGCGCTTCCATAGCCTTGCGATTGCGCTCGGCTGTCTGCACGCCGTTCCAGATTTTCATGTAACGGTCGAAGTCAACGTACTTGAGCATCCTCATAAGCTCGACCACAAGCTCGTCGCCGTTTTTGACCTTCATATGATCGCCGATGCTGCTCGACCAGTAGCGGTTGTCATGCT